AGTTTGACCTCCGTATGCAGAATCCAAGCGAGACAGTGCACGCTCAGCTGCTTTTAGTAAACGTACGTCTTCTTCACTATCGACGTTCTGAATAGCAGTAGGAGTTTCAGAAGGACTAGAAACAACAGCTGGGTAAAGTTTGATACGAGAAACTACTGAGGCAACAAGGTTGAAAGCGTACTTAACTTCGCCGATTGCGTCGTAGTATTCCCAAGCTTCTGCTTGCCACATAGAGGAAGAGGAAGAACGTCGCTCTTTAAAGATTAGGGCTTCGTCACGGTCGCCAAGCTTTAGTTGAACTGCAGCAGCAGTCAAAGCACGGGGGGCATTGTAGGCAACAGCCTGTGCTGGAGTGCCGTTAGAGACGATAAAAACGTCAGAAGGAACGACTGCTCTAGAGCCTGAGGCAGAAGTTCCCGCACTTGTAGCACGAATTGGAGAACGTGAGCGCTTTTTAGGCTCAGGGTCTTTTCTAAAAATGCCCATCTTTCTCTTTCTTAGTGGTCGAGACGGTTAGCTACTAGACCAGCTACCGCAGACAAAGCAAACGGAATACAGGCAACTACAGTCGCTACAGGAACTATTGTATAGCAGATTGTGATAAGTGATGCGACCCAGAAGCTCATACACCACGTACAAGTAAACAAATAACCTATTTTAGTGGTTGGCGGGTACTTTTCCCATACCTTATTGCGTATGTCGTCAAAAATAACGTCGACGATAAACAATCGTGAAATTCTAAACGTTGCTAAAGCTAGAAGCAGTAGCGCGATTGGATTAAGAATGTCCATTTATTTAACTCCTCTTTGTGATGTAAGTGTCTTGTAAGGGTTCCAAGAACGAAGCCGTGAGCCACATCCGCAGTTGGTGTCCTTCTGAAAGGCTATCATCTTTCCGCTTTCAGTTGTGAGGCGGTATGTCTTTTTAGGGCCTTCGGGGCCAATGAGGTTGTCTTTATGATACTTCTCTTGAAATACAATCATTGCGCCAGTAGGAGAGTCTTGGGCAACAGTGACAGTTTCTTCAGTGAGAACAACCCTTGTAGTAGCTAAATAATAGATGTCCTTGTCTTGGCTTGGCGGATGTGCATTAAGGACGTTGACGTCCTCAAGGTGACCAGCGGGGGTGACTTGAAAATGGGCGGGGAAAAGGTCTACAACTATTTGCATGTGGCTATCTTCCTAAACGTCGGGCTATGGCACGGAAAGTAACATTTGAGGCTCTGGCAATCTCAGCCGTAGTGACGTCGACCAAATCAAGTTGGCGGATTAGTTCGTTGAATTCTTGGTTGGCTTGGAACTGTAGGGACGTCGACGACATGCCACTTCTGTATTGGCGGGCGAGTGGGGCTAAGTAAGCTAGGCGGGACTCATCTGCTGAAGAGATTCCGGGGGAAACTGGAGTCTTGCGTTGATACCCAGTGGGGGCTGGCTCGTTTGGAGGCTGAACTGGCTTTTGGTGGAGGGAGTAACGAACGTCGCCGTTTTCCACCCAGTACTTGACGGTGGAACGTCTGACAGGTGGAGTGTAGGCTTCGCCGATAGCACGAAGCGTCCAGCCAGACTCAAAGAGCTGGCGGGCACGGCAGTTGCGCTCGTTCTTAGTGGTCAGCGAAAGAAGAATTGCCTTTTCAGTAGAGGGCAGTCCTTCATCTCTTGCTGGACGTCTAGGGGAAGTCATAATGTACAGTATAACACGCTACGTACGAACCTTAGTGAGAAGTTGAAGCGGATTCGGACTGAGAGGATAATGATAGTACATTAACGTATTTTGGATTTGGCCGGTCAGACGGGAGCGATGTGTTTCTGGCTCTGTCAAAATTGTTTCCGGTAATGCAGCCCCCCCTCCGCTGGCCTACAACTTTTCTGAGCTAACTAGCTTTTACATTTATAAAACTAATAAGCATTGTCTAAAGCAAGCACTACAGGACTTCTTTGTCTAGTTATTTACTACAAGAATAATTTGTATCTAACAACAATTATCTACATACATCTAAGACTACAAGCCACTACCAGCTAGCAAGCAAAGTAAATAACTTAGTAAGTAAATACTATTTAGTTTTACAAAGAAGATAAATAGCAACTAAATACTTTTAGTTATAGGAATACTAAACTTCCTCTAGCCTTCTATTATTTTGTTATTAGTAAAGAGCTAACTAGCAATCTTCTTAGACTAATAGCTTTAGCTTTTACTTCAGCTCCCAAGCTCCAAGCTCTTTAGTAAAATAAAATTTATACAACAAGCAATTAGTCAGCTATCTTTTATAAAAGTATTTTGTAAACATCTAGCAATAAAAGCCTATCCGCCAATTTAGTAAACAACTAATTTGAATTTACTTTTACAAAGCAAGCAAGTAAATAAAATAACTTCAGCCTCTAATAAATTTAGATAAGCCTTGACCGCTGAACTGAACTAGCACATCACCGCAAGGCAAAGCCGGGGAAATGTATCGGTTCATCGCGAGCGCTTATCTAATGCTGAACCTTCCGCCCCTAGACGCTCCGCCTGTCCTATTACTGCCTAGGTCTAGCCTTCTACTAGCAAAGGACTTAGCGCTAAGCTTGCCCCCAACAAAGCCAGCAGGTGGCTTGATAAGCAAAGCCGTAAGAGCGTGAACTAAAGCGTCCACCCTATCTGGAGACTTACCTTCGCCTGGTACCCAGCTAAACATCTGAGACTCTAGGTCTGCTAAGTATCCAACGTGATGAACTCTGCCTTGCTCATAGGCAAGCGTAATAGGCTCAGCCCGCAAAGCTTTACCGTACTTCGAGTGAACTTCTAAAACTTTTATAGTTGGGTCAATAGCGTTTATAGCATTACGAACTAGAGCCCCTCCCTGATTCACTTCAGCAACTACAGGGCAACCCCACTTGCGAGCCATAGCTACAACCTTGTTAGCCCAAACATCAGGAGACCCCAAGACTGAAGCGTCTTCCAATATCCAAGACTGTCTCTTATACAAATCTCTATCGGCAGTAGAAGCGCAAACAACAATGCCACACTCATCCCTAGGGTTCTCAGCTACTGAAGGGTCTACTCCAATAATTCTTAGCGGTGCTTTAGGAGGTAAGAAGTGTTCACGGTTCAACTCAACTAACTCTTCGGTCCATAGAGCGCCTTCAACATCTGAGAGCATCTCACCGTAAAGCTCCTGTTGAGCCAACCTAGTTCCCGCATACACCCCCGTAATGGCGTCAATGTAAGTAGAAGATAAGTTTCCCGAGTTGTCCATAGTAGAGCCACGTGAGACCCAGACCTTACCCGTACGCTTAGCTTCATCAAGTAGAGCGTAAAGAATCGGCACACGCTTCGGCGTAGTAGTTGCCAGAATCTGAGGGTTAGTTCCAAGACGTGTAGCAACTCGAAGGTTGTCCCAAGAAGTCATACCCGCAGCATCTGGAGACTGTCTCCAAGCAGCCAACTCATCTGCCCAAGAGTAGTGAGCCTGAACACCACGTAGAGAGTCAGGCTCGTCAGCGGTGCCAAGCACAGCCGTGTTGCCATTGGGCCAAGTTAGACGGCGCTTAGACGGCTCGTAGAGCGGGCGCTCGCTAGGTGGAGATACTGCCAAGACACCACTATCACCTTCGACAATAACGTCTCGAACATCGGCTGCAGTTCTAGCTACAAGCAAGAACCTAAGTCGCCCCTGAGTAGTGTCCTTAGCCTTCTCTCGAACCCACTCGGCTGCGCTCCTAGTCTTACCAGCACCACGACCCGCAAGGAATAGTCCAACGTTCCAAGAGTTATCAGCAGGCGGAATCTGCTCAGGTCTACCCCAAAAGCTCCAGTCCCAAACTAAAGAGTCTGGGTCCATACCTGCTAGAACTGCCAGCCTCTCCTCGTCAGGAAGTTCAGCTACAATTTGAGCCAAGCTCTTCGGCATAGTTCTCCAAATCTATTAGAGTTCTATTCTACCGTAAGGCGCGATTAGCTGTTATAACTGGAGTGTAAGACTTGTGCTTACTGTTTACTGGCTTTTTGTAGCCGTATCTAACTAGGCGAAAGTTGATGGCTGCGTTAGTTATGCCAAGCATCTTTGAGAGCCTACCGCTACCAACGCCATCCAACACACGCATCTCATAAATAAGCTTTGTGTATTCTTCTGCTTCTTCTCTAAACTTAGGGCTACTGCTTCTAACCTGCTGAGCCATAGGCTGAAGTTCCAACGCCCGCTTCAATCTATCGGCGTCTGGCATTGGCCATTGCTTCGGCCTTGGCTCGTACTTCCAAGGCGCAGGCGGTGTAGGAATCTCTACGGCGCTTGCGAGCGCCTTAGCGGGCTTGATGTTGGCAAGTTGCCTAACGCGCTCTCTCGACACTCCTATGGCGTCTCCGATGCTTGTGTAAGTCCAGCCCGCATCAGCCAAGAGGTGAATTAGGTTGTGTCGGCGCTGCAATTTTTCCTGTTGTTCCGTGTCTCCAGAGGTTATCGCCAATTTTCTAAACTCATCGTGTATGTGCTTCGGTAATGTATGTCTTTGTTTGTGCTTAGTAAGCAAGGTTGTCCTATCGTAGTTATTTAGTCCTGTTCGTCTCTCCTACCTACCATAACACTTACCCCGCAAAATGTCAAGCAAATAAAAATCCCCCACCGTGTCGGCAGGGGACTTCTAAGGGTAAATCTATTTAGCTACCTCAACGTTTGGGTCTCCAGCAAATAGCTTCTTTAGAGTTGCTAGGTCTGGGTTCCCGTTAGAGCCAACATTGTTATCCTGTTGGAACTTCGAGAGCGCGAGCTTAGTCTTATCTCCAAACCAGCCGTCTTTGTCTTGGAAGGCTTCTGGGTATCCTAGCTCAGACAAACGGCGTTGGAGGTGGTGAACGCTCAACGACTTCTTGGCGTAGAGGTTCTTGTAGACAACGGCAGAGAGTTTTACAACATCTACCACTCCATTACCTACAACGGCTTCGCCAGCAGGCTTAGGCAAAGAATCCCTTACGGCCTCAATGTCTACGGCAACTGGGTCAGCAATCTTTTTCTTCTCAACCTGTGGTTCGGCAGGCTTAGGTGCCTCAACAACCTCGATAATTTCTACATCATCGGCAGTGATGGCAGGGCCCGCAACCTCCATTGGAGATAGTTCCGACTTTTCCGTGTCGAAGGACGGCTCTTTGTATTCTTCCATAGCTATTATTTTACCCTCCGCACGGGAACCTGATTATTGCTGAGCTTTCCACTCGTTGTAATCTAGTTCCCAGTCTTCATCATCATATTCATCTTTTCTTTCTAGGTCTTCCGCACCCAACATCGTGTACCAAACTTGTCCTAGCAAGGTCGCAAACTTCTTGCCTCTAGTTTCGGCAACTCTGTTTTTGAAATTGTCATAGTCCATTTCTTCAATGTTCTTTAGCAACCAACCCTTGAATACTTCGTCCGCCACAACCACACGGTGGGGATAGTCTGAATCCATAGAGGTACTAATAGCCTCCCCGCTAAGCTCTGATAGCCCAGCAAGCGACTCTTTGTCTCTAGCTCTAACTGTCATCTTGTCAGTAGCCCAAGGCTTCCTAACGGCACTTACAAATCCTGTATCAGTAAAAATCCACATAAGTTATTTTCCTTTCGTCTTTAGTGTCTTTCAATAAAAAATGCCTAGGGCTTCCCCCAGACATCTTCCAAGCTAAGTAAATATTTTAGCTTTTCAAATCTTCTGGCATTTCGTCCAACGGCTCTACTTGAACTTCGTAGAATTCTTGAGTCAAACTGTCGGTAATGTCAATTATGTCTTCGGGAAGAGCAAAACCTTTCACACTAATTTCAGTCTGGCCGGGAACTCTAGCTTCGTACTTGTAAGCTACCGCACCATCTTTTAGTATCATTTTCAACTCCTTCCAACAAACAATACTTATAAAACTATATTACCACAGTTAGCCAAATTTGTCAAATCAGGCGGAACGCTGAGCAAGCAAAGCAAACACAGCGCCACTTAGTGCCAATGTAATTGGAACTACTGGACTAACGGCTGTAAA